CAGCCTGCTGCCCGACCGCAGCGCCGCTTGGGAGGCGCTGGCCTGGCTCATCCCCGGCGACAGCTACACCGTCTCCGGGCAGACGCCGATTGAGGTGATAGCCGACCTCGCCCACGCCGCCGGGGGCTTTGTCGAGAGCCACCCCTATGAGGCGCAGCTATTCGTGCGCCCCGTGTGGCGGCAGGTGGCATGGGCAAAACCAACCCCGGCGCTGACTATCCCTGCCAACCTCATCTTGAGTGTCAGCGGACAGCGCCGCATCAGCGAGCGCTGCAACGCGGTACGCCTTACCCCGGCCGCCGAGCAAATCGGTGGTGCCAAGGCCAAGGGCGGGCTGGTCTATCGTGAGGGCACCGACCAACAGCCGGAGGCCTCCACCCTGACCCACGCCGCCTACACCGACACCGACGTCATGCGCGCCGCGGGCATCCATGCACTCTCCGAGACCGGCACGCACAAAACCGAGACCGTGCAACTACCGTGGACAGAAAAATACCAGCTACCGCTGGCGACATTGGGCGCGGTATGGGCATTTGCCGAGGCCGGACAGACCTGGCATGGCGTCATCAAGGGCGTATCGGTGGCGGTGGAGCTGGACGGCGGCGCGCCGGTGGTCACGCAGACCGTCACCATTGACCGCTACCTGGGGGACTGACATGGCAAACATCAGACAGCAGCTCATCGACCTCATCAACCCGCGCCACCGTGCCGTCGCCAAAATTATCGGCGGCAAGGGCGCGTGATAGCTGGGTGGGGGAGACGCCATCCGGCGGCGTCGTGGTTATCACCGGCCAGACGCAAATCGGCGAGAGCGTCTATTTTGATGCCGTGACCCTGCGCATCGAGGGCAAAGCCCCGGATTTGGAGTGGCAGGAAATCAGGGTCTAACGCCGAACTCTGGGCACCCGCCTAATCCAGCAAGTCGGCGAGGTGTGAATCTTCCAAAATCTACGCCATATTTACGCCATTAAAAGGCGTATCCAGGTAATTTGCATTTTAAAACAGTAAGATAATTTATCTATCAATCCAATCCAGCATCGGCGCCACGCAGAAACGGTGTGGGTCTATAATTTCAAGTGTTTGCATAAATTCCTTTTTGTTTTAATAGGGTATGGCGTTTTCTTCTTGTTGTTTAGGCGCGTTTAAGCGGGTTTATTTGCGTTTTGACGCTTATTTGTTACACCATATTTACGCCACGATTTTATTGGAGGAATGGCGTAAATGGGGACTATCACAACACGGAAAACGAAGGCGGGGAAAATACGCTATCGCGCGGAGATTCGCAAAAATATTACTGGCTATCCGCCGTTCTCGGAGAGTAAGACGTTCTCGAAACAGTCGGCGGCGGAGGCATGGTTGCGCAAGCGCGAGACGGAGATTGACGAAAACCCGGATATTATGAAGGGGCGCAAGTCGGTTATGCTGCTTGGTGAAGCCATCGACCGATTTTTGTCGGAATCTGGGGAGCTGTATGCGCGCACGGTGCGTCTGACGCTAAAGACGCTGAAGAATATGCCGATTGCGGCGCTGGATATTACTAAGATGTCGCGCAGCGATTTCGCTGATTTTGCCACCGCACGCCGCGCGGGATGTGCGGGTTATGAGCCGGTTTCTGGCGCAACGGTGTTACAGGATTTGCGCATGATGCGAGTTGTGTTAAACCGAGCGGAATTGTTGTGGGGTTATCCAGCGGCATTGCATGAGTTTGACCGTGCGCTTGAGGGATTGATGAAATCCCGCGTCGTCCACTCTTCGAAGCAGCGCGACGTCTTGCCGTCAGCAGATGATTTGCGCCGTTTGACACTGTATTTTTATCGGGATTGGCTGGCTGGGAAAACAATTATGCCTGTCCACTTAATTATGTGGCTGGCTATTTATACGGCGCGCCGCGAGGCGGAATTAACTTGTTTGGATTTGCGCGATTTTGACCGCGATTCGTTAGCGTGGACGGCTCGCGATTTGAAATCGCCGTATGGCTCCGAGGGGAACCATAAGGCTTTTGCGGTTTTGCCGCAGGTGCTTCCTTTGGTGGATTTGTTGTTATCGCCGCTGTATCGCAGCAGAATGCCCGGCGATGAGAATTTGTTGTTGCCGCTCAATCCGCGTTCTATCGCCAATCGTTTTCGCAAGGGGCGGCGGGCTTTGGGTATTAGTGAGGATATTTGTTTCCACACGCTACGCCATGAGGGGCTTACCCGCCTTGCAGAAGATGGCTGGTCGATTCCGCAGATGCAGACGGTCTCTTTGCACGGCAGTTGGTCAAGTCTGCAACGTTATGCCAACCACCGTCGCAAGCGCGACCGAGTGGATTGGGCAGATATTGAGTTGTCATGAATGTAGGTTCGTGAAGTCTTTTTGCGCTTCTTTGTGCTGCGCGTCTATCCATCCTGCCAGCGCGCTGATGTGGACGAAGTACGGCGCTTTGCGGGACTGGTCTATTTTGAAGACTGGGAACGGCAACTCTTGCGCCGCCGCTTTGCGGGCAAGTTGCTGCACGGTGACGTGGGGGAAATAGTCCTCGCGCACAATGTCCAAGCGTGGAGTCGGTGTTTGGTATTTGATGAGCAGTGCGCTCGTTGTATCAATTATTTTCATGCTTCGCTCCTCTGCCATGCAGCGGGCAGTATTTATCCAGCCAAAAGCCGAACCGTTCTTCGCCCATGATTCCTTTGCCCCGCGCGTTGTCATACACGGGGCAGGTGCAGCCTTGTTCGATTGCTTCGTCGCTGCCGGGGTTTGGTGTGGTCATGGTGACTCCCATTTCATTTCTGGTTGCATTTTTCTGTGGTGCTTCACGTTGTGCGTTGTTGTGCATGGTATTTTTCTTTTCATCGCTCATGTTTTGCTCCTGTTATTCGGGAACCGCTTACGGCGGCAAGTCGGCATCCTCACAGGCCGATACCTAACCTGCGGATGCGGCGGCGGTTGTTTCAAGCCGCAGACACTCGCCGCTTGTCTGCGTCCGCATTTGCCCCTGCGGCAGGGTGTGAGTTATTCCCTTTGTTTCAACTGTTGAGCAATAACAGAGCGGTCATCATCGCTCAGATAGTGCATGGCGTACTTGTCCTGTAATTCCTGCCACTCGGCAGGCGTCAGCCCCATCGCATCTACTAGCGCCGCCAGGTCGTATCCGTCACGGTGATGGGCATAGCCAAGCAGTTGCGCTTCGGCCAGTCCCAACTGGTGTTCGTCGGTCATTTCTCCTTCTATCGGGTAATGGCGCAGGGTTTTGATGGCTCCTGGTTCACCGGCAAGGGTAAACGAGCCAATACGCACGTCTTCCATCCCGTAGCGTTGTGGGACTACCCACATCCCGTTCAGTTCCTCTGGTTTTATTGGGTAGCTGCGCACGATTCCATCGTCGCCCGTCGCCACCCATTCATGCTCTGCGGGGATGCTGATTTTCACGCCGAAGTATTCAACTTCGCGCATGGGGCGAGGTTTGAAGTTTTTGAGTTTCATTTCTGCACCTCACGCAGGCTATCGTGCCATTCCTTATTGGCGGTATTCTCGCTGCGCCAACCTACATCACACGCTCTACTCCTGTTACACGTTGTCCACACGCCGCCCGAGTCGCTATTCAAATCCACTTCCGGTTGTTCTTCATATACCCACACTCTGCCATTACTATCCATACCGATAAACTTCGCCCACTCGGGAATGACAAGCTCGCCACCGTAATAATTACGAACAAGGAGACTGTTATCTTCGAGGTATGCGGATTTCTCTACCCCGATAAAGAGCTTCGTCGCTGACTTCACCCTCGCCGCCAACGCCACAAGAAAGTCCTCGCTCGCCACAGTATCCACACCCGAATGCTTACGGAACCCCGCCCACTGTTCGGCGTTGAGGAGCGTCCCGAACGGTAAGGCTTCCATAACGTTACACAAGGCTTTCTCTTTCAGGATATCGCCTGCTTCCAGCCGCGCGTACTCCACAGCTATCCTGGTTTTGAAAGCAAGCATCCATTCCTGCCCCTCGCCTCCGCAGTATGTCAAGGTATCCTTCCAGCTTTCATTCGGGTCGAAAGTAACCACTACCATTGGGTGGCAACCAGGCACACCTCGCCAAATCCCCTTGTCCTCCACAGGAACCGGTTTAATATTGTAAGCAAAAACCTCTCCATCACTGTCGGCTGCGAGATACACCGCACCAGCATTAACGCGCAGGATATTCCCGTAGAACAGGACGATTTTTTGTTTGAAATCGAATTTCATATTAAACTCCTTTGTAAATTTCAAGCCATTCTCTCGGCAAAAGCTATTGCGGCATAGAGCTCGCTGTCAGTTTTCCAGTCGTTCATAATTTCCTCTCTTCAACCGTAGACGTAATGTCTACGGTTGGTTCTCTGCTATTTTCTGTATGCCAAAATCGCAATACTCGTTGCCGTCTTCTTCCCATTCGCGCGTAATGACGGCTCTGTGGGTAATGACGCCAACGCGGATGCCTTCTGTCTCCGGCGGCCATATGCCTTCTCTGGCTATGTCGCGCATGTCTTCCAGGATTTCCACCGCCATGCGCAATGCTTCTTCTTCACTCGCAAATTCGTAGTATTCGTTGTTACCCGTATCGAAGACGAAGTATTCGGGTTTGGCATCAGGTATGGTTTCTGTTGTCATGATGCTTTCCTTCTGATTCGATGACGGTTGGGTTTTCGCGGTGTCAGAACGGAATCGTTGGATCGTCGAAGTCGTCCTGCGCTGGCGGGTTGTATTGCGGCGCGTTGTTCTGTTGTGGCTGCTGATGGCCTTGCCCACCGCGTGAACTGTGGTCATCATGACCACGGTTGCCGTCGCCCCTGCTGTCGAGTAGTTGCACGCTGTCGGCGATGATTTCGGTGGTGTATCTGTCCACGCCGTTGTTGTCCGTCCATTTGCGTGTTTGCAGCTTGCCCTCTACGTAGAGTTTGCTGCCCTTGCGCGTGTACTGGCCGATGATTTCGGCGGTGCGGCGGTAGGCGACGACGCGGTGCCACTCGGTTTTTTCGCGTTTTTCTCCTGTGTTTTTGTCGTTCCAGGTTTCGCTGGTGGCGATGGAGATGTTTGCCACCGGTTCGCCGTTGGGCATGTAGCGCACTTCGGGGTCGTTGCCGAGGTTGCCGAGGATGATTACGAGGTTTACGCCTGCCATTTATTGCTCCTGTGGTTTGATGCCTATCGCCCGCTCAAAGCCGTGGGCGAGGCAAAAGCTAATGAAGTCTTCCGCCAGTTCTCGTACTTCTTCCGCCATGCCCGGATAGGGTGTGCAGGGCAGTTCGTGGCTGTCGCGGATGTGGTGCGGTTCTCCTGCCTTTTCTTTGATTTCAAAGACGCGGTAGGTGAAGCGGGTCGCCCCAAAGGCGAGGCAGTAGATTTTCCATTGCACGCTCGCCAGGTATTTTTCGGCGTCAAAGCTGGTCGTGGTTTTGTAGTCGGTGATTTCCAGCCCATTCACTTTGTCCGCTTTGGCAACCAGTACGCTTTCACCGTATGCGGTTTGTATTGGGTATTCCGCCTTGATTTCGTTCACGCCCTCCGTTGTCGGGATGTCGTCCACTTCTTCGGCAAGCCAGGTATGGCCGAGGTGGGTGTAGCAGGGGACGGTTTCTTCGTCCACGTCGCAATCCATGCCTGCGGCGCTGTTGCCAAAGCAGCCGGATACCACGGTGATTTCGTGTTCGCTGCCAAATTTTGCCCGCCGCTGCTCCGGCGGGGTTTCGAGGATTTCGTGCAGGGAGGTACCGCGCGTCATGGCCGGGGTGGCCGCCCGCTCGCCGCGCAGTTGGGCGGCGAGGGTGTCGTAGTCCAGCCATTCCACGCCGCTCAGGTAGAGGCGGTACGCTTCAAGCGTGGTGGCGCTGATGCGGGTGTTCATGCGGCGCTCTCGGTGTATCCGCCTGCCGCCTTGTCGTATTGCAGGCCGAGGCTGTCGGCGTGGCGTGCCAGCATCACCTTGATTTGTTTTTGGATGCCTTCGCTGGCGTCGATGTCTGCCACTTTGGCAACCAGTTCGTTCACCTGCGCGGCGTTCTGCGCGGCTTCGATGTGGGCGCGCCATTCGCCGATGAGGGCAACGGCCTTCGCCTGTGCTTCGCTTTGCCGGGTGATGGTGTCGCGCGCCTGGCCGAGGACGTGGGCGAGGTAGTCCGGGGCTTCGTCAAGGTGCGGTACGGGGAGCGGCGGGAAGCCTGCGCTGTTTTTGCCAATCCAGCGCGGCGTCGGCGAGAAGTCGAGGGTGCGCATGGCTTTTCCCTGCCCCTGTTCCATGTAGTAGTAGCCGACAAAATCCGCCATTTTCATGATTTCGTCGTAGCTGCCGCCAACGATGTCCGGGCGGATGTAGGTGCTGTCGTTTTCTGTTTTTTCTTTGCCGTGGGCAATCATCACGATGTCGCAGCCCGCGCTTTTCAGACGGCGCACCCAGCCGGTAAATTCTGCTTTCAGCATCCCGAAGCCTTGCAGCGAGAGGCCGCCTGTGGCCTTGTTTCGCATTTTGTCGCTGCGGGCAAGGAGGTTTTCGCCGAGGCGGTCAAGGCAGGCGCCGAGGGTATCAATGATGACGGTGCGGTAGGCGGCAAGTTCTTTCGGGTCAATGTTGGCGACCTCACCCCAGTTTTTTACCGGGACGTAATCCTTGCGGTAGCCGCTGCGGTGCGCGCCGCTATCGAAGTCCAAAAGCAGCGGTGAGGCGGCGGTAAAGGCAAGCGAGGTTTTTCCAATCCCCGGCTGGCCGTAGATGAGGGTAATCAGCGTGCCGACTTCTACCGGGTCGGCGGCGGTTTTAATGTTTAGTGCCATGTGGTGTTCTCTTTGTTCAGGGATTGTTCAATCAGGGCGCGGGCGACTTCGCAGGCGGCGCGCACGGTGGGGTTGTCTTCTTCTTCCATCAGCCATTGCAGGGCGATGATGGCGTTTTGCCGGGTCTCACGGCCACGCCGGGTTTCCGGCGCGCCGTCAAAGATGTAGTCGTGGTTCATGCTTTCTTTCCTTCGATGAGTTTGTTGATAGCGGCATAAAGCTGTTCCGGTGTGCCGCCGGACAGCAGGCTTTTGTAATCCCCGCCGCGCCTGTTTCCGTAGCGGTTCAGGTAGCACTGCAAATTGCCGCGTCCATAATGGTTGTGGATGTCTATTTCCACCCATCCATCCCCTTCCGTTTCGTCGAATCTTGCTTCGACCTTTTCCACGCCGTATGCGACCCTGATGACGTGGTAATGTCCGGCGAGATGCTCGCAAACGCGGGTCATGGCTTCGCCGTGCAGGGTTTTCAGGGCATTCATGCGGCTCTCCTTTTGTCGAGGTATTGCCGGACGGCGATGCCCAACTCCCCTATGGTTCCGCCTTCGAGAAGTCTGTCCTGAAGCACGGGGTCGCTGTCTGTTGTGCAGAAGGTGCGGGCGTAGCAATGCAGCACGCCGTTATCCCGTTGGAAGATTTCGCTGATCATTGATTCGTTGCCGAAACTGGCAGACAGGAAAACGTTGTCCTTCATGTAGCTGATGTTCAGGTAGTCGCAAGTTTTACCCAGCGTGATTGCAACCCGGTGTGCTTCTTTTGCCAAATCGGTATTCATAATGTTCATTTGTCGCTCTCCCAAAAGTTTTTGCAGGCGGTGATTTCGTCGGCGGTCAGGTCGTGGCGCGCGCATTGTTCGCGCACCCATTCGCGGTGTGCCGCGGTTTTGATGACGGCGGGCGGGTTGTCTTCGCCGTGCGGCAGGCAGCAGGCGAGGGCGAGGCCTGCGGCGAGGATGCTGTATTCCAGGACGCTCATGCGGCACACCCCCAAGATCTGGTTATGTCGAGGATGGGCTTTATGTATTCCTCGACGATGAAGGCAGCGGCTTCTGCTACGGTTTCGCCTTCTTCCGGCGTGGCGTCCAGTTCGGCATGACGCAGGTAAGAAGGTACTTTTACGTCGCCGAAGTAGTCGGTGTAGGTGCCGGTGTACACCTTTCCATCCCTGACACTGACAATAGCGGGGGCGCTTTCGCCGCCGTCGTCGTATTCATTCCACAACCACACCGCGCCGCTTTCGGTGAAGCGGCAGGCGTTGCAGTCTGCTGCAGCGATGATGTGGTCGAGGGTTATTTGTCCCATCGTTTCTCTCCTGCCCTGTGGGGCGTTGTCCGTTTCGATGGGGGGATTATAAACAGACTGTTTAATCATGCAAGTAAAAATACACGTTATGTGTAGGTATTTTTACTAAACATTGTTTTATATACACATTTTGTTTTATTACAGGTGCAAAAAAACCGCCCGAAGGCGGCTGATAGGGTGAGCGATACCGGTGCTGATACAATAGCGGTCATCACAGCACCACTGGAAACCCCATGTTTGATATTGAGCAGTTCGAAGATGCATCACACCAGAACGGTATCCGTTACTGGCTGGCACATGACTATATGCGGGCGCTTGGCTATGAATCCTGGCCGTCATTCAAGACGGTAATCCAGCGGGCGCAGGCCAGCTGCCTGCATCTGGGCATTGAAACGGAAGACACTTTCATGCCCTGCTTGCTGGCAGACGGCACCCGCTCCTACAAGCTGACCCGCTTCGCCTGTTACCTGATCGCCATGCAGGCCGATGTGAAGAAGCCGGAAGTTGCCGCTGCGCAGGTGGCTCTGGCAAGACTTGCTGAAGCATTGCTGGCTGAGAAACTGGCGGAATCGGGTATCCCCCGCCTGGAAGAACGCGGCAGGCTGACGGATGCGGAAAAACAGCTTGCTGGCGTCGCCAGGCAAGCGGGGGTAGCGACTGGCGAGTATGGTATTTTCAAGGATGCCGGATACCGGGGCATGTACAACATGCCATTGCAGGATTTGAAACGCTACAAGCAGTTACCAGAGGGCAAAACGCTGTATGACTACATGGGGTTGACGGAGCTGGCCGCCAATACTTTCCGCATCACGCAGACCAGCGAGCGGATGAAACGCCTCGGCACACACGGCCTGCAACAGGCAAAGAACACGGCGCATGAAGTCGGGCGCGAGGTGCGCGACGTTATGCTGCGCTCCTCCGGTACTGCACCGGAAGACCTCGCTTTGGAAGGCGATATCAGGCAGGTGCGCAAGCAGATCAAAACGGCGAACCGGGAAATGAAAAAGCTGGATACGCCGAAAAAGAAGCGCTAACGTCAGGCAGCGAGGTGTCTGTATCAGCGCGTCATGTTGCCCTACTTAACATCATCTAGGCAGGCAATACCCTTCACGATGACACCGCTGGGCGGATAAAGAGTGAAACCTACGCGGTAAGCGGTGTCACGCTCAACCCGTGTCGCCTTGTCCAGCCACTGGCCGCTCTTCCCGAGGCGTGACCATGTGCCGTTACTTAGCCGGGCGACAAAGGTGTTGGGTAATATTTCCCGGACGTAGTAATCCGGTATTTCCTTAGTGGCGCTTTCTTTGCTCACCTTGAGGTAGAGATGTACTGCGCGCCCGTCAAAGTCCTGCGAAGCGTCGCTGACTGTAATCTTCTGATGATCACTGCTACGGGTGTCGGTGCGTTCGCAAGCCATGTCGCCGTCCAGAATGGCGGCCACAGGTGCTTCATCGTGTTGCCATGCCATGCGCTCGGCAAGTGGTGTTTCTGTTTTGCCATGCGGTTGTTCGGTCTGCGGCTTGCTTTTCTGTTTTGCCTGCTGGCATTGCTGGCGGGCGCGATAATCCTTCACCTTGTTGCAATCTGCTTCATCCGCACCGACAAGACGGCGCTCTGCGGGTTCTTGTGGCGCTGGTACTGGCGCGGCTATTGCAGGAGCTGCTTCACTTGGGGCAGTTTCTTGCACAGGCGCAGCAGCAACCTGGGTGGCTTCCCGTTCCCGGTGCAGATCTTCTTCCGTTTTGCCCTGTGCCGCCAGGCAGGCTTTCCGCTCTTTGTAGGTTTTCATTTGGGCGCAGTCTGTATTTCCCAGTCCTGCAGTTTCTGCTGCTGCGCTGCCTGCCACCAGCAGCAGGACGGTGTAAAGCCATTTGTTCATCAGTCCTCCTTTGTGCCGCTTCATTGCGACGGGTTGGGATAAGTGCAGTTCATACGGTTTCCGCCAACGCTTCCTGTTGGCGGATGTAGATCGCTTCCGCAATGCTTTTCTGCACATCCCTGTTGCCACCGACAAGGCGCAGTTTGCGGATGAGTGTGTCGTAGCCGTAGAAGCGCACCAGTACACCGATGCTTTCATCGGCAAAAGATTTGGACAGGTATTCCACGCCATCAAGGTTGACGGTAACGGTGGCAACACTGTCGTCTGCGAGCAGTTCGCCAATGGCGTTACGGTACGGATGAGCGGCGGCACGTGATGACAAGCTGCCCGATGGGAAACGGATAGTATTTGTCATATTGTTAACCTCATATTTCTTCTAACCGCTGTTTATGAATTTTCAGGACAGCGGTATATAGAACCTTGTAGCTATAATCTATTCTCTTGACAAGTTCAGAATCCCTATCGTAAAGCAAATTCTTGCTCTCTATCAATTTATCCGTAATAGACCTCTTAAAATCAATCCATTCATTCAGGCAGTTTTCTTTCTCTGTATCAAAGTAGCCGTGATGGTTGGCAAAAATATTTGCCATATCCAACTGTTCCATCACTCGGTAATAGTCTTTGATATTTTGGCAGTAATAGTTGCGCGCAATCTCTTTCACTTGTTCAAGCTGTTTTATAAGCTGTTCGCGGTTGTTATTTTCCTGCTGCCGCTGAAATGCCTGTTTTGAGACTTTTTGCGTATTACGCCAGCCCAGCCAAACGAGCAGCCAGCCAACTGCTGGGAAAATCAAGGACGTCATGTCTTTTATATCCTCACACTCCATCAGCGTTTCTCTTTTTCTTTCTGCGCGTCTGCCATATATTGATTGATTTCTATGATGAGCCCTTTGTCTTTGGTATCGAAGTCAATACGCTGCCTGATTTCCTGTGGGCTAAGGTTATTCACGCGCACCAAACCACCAAAGGCTTCTTCCAGAAAGGATGAACCATAACCATAGGTGTTGTCCATAATCAGCTTTATCTTATTTGCCGAATTATTTAACATTTGGACAAGGACTTCGCGAAAGCCCTCACCGCTGCCGTTGCCGTTCTTTTTGAACCGGCCTGCCGGATAGGGCGTGTATTGTTTCGCTATATCGTAGATGATGATTTCTTCAGTCACAATTCACCTCCCGTAATAGGGATACTCCAATAAATAATGGTACCTTGTATGGATTCGCCGTATTGTATCGCACCTATTTTGCGTGGCGCAGAGCTTTCTCCTTTCCCCATGATATAGCCACCCTTGTAGCTCCAAATCGCCAGCTTTGAATTTTCGTTATCCCGTGCCAGTTGGGTGATTTGCGCGATACCCTTGCCCCTGTTCGCCTGCTCTGTTGATGTGATGTTATGTTCAGCCTCGACAACTTCTCTGAGGATTTTATGGTCTGGTTGCCTTCCCTCACCCCCTCCCAGTTTGTTGGATATATATGCCCATAATCCTTTGGTTTTTGCCGCATCAGATTCTCGTAAAGAGCGGGAAAAGCCTATACCCAAATCAGCAAGTGCTACTGACAACTCGCCGTCCTTAATCTGTGAAAACATCCACCATTTTCTTTTTTCGCTGATTGCTTCGTAACAAGTGAAGAAATCATCACGTTTGTCAATGTAGGCGTGCGAGATACAATTGTCCATTGCTTCTGTAATAGGTGCGTATAAGAATCTTACATCTTCCCAAGGGTCATAAATTTTATTTATTCCATCAGGCTTTACAGATGTTCCCATCAATGTTTGCCAGTGTATAACCGTCTCATCTTCTATCCTTTTTACTGGTGCAGTCTTTCCTAATAATGTATAAAACCCTATTTTTATTAAAACCTGTATGCAGCGGTTGTTAACAGGCGGCTTAATTTTAAAAGAGGTTTTGCCGCGCAGACGGTTAATAATGTCCATTTCGGCAAAAAGCAGCAGCATTCCCTCCGGCCAGATAATGCGCACATGGGAGAAGTCAAGTACAACACGGGTAATGTCCGGGCTTTTTACCCAGCGCTTGATGTTCTGAATGACAAGACAAAGCGCTTTATGCGAATGGCGGTCATGAAGGGATAATTTTTCAGGTAGGACAATAATTTTCTGCCTCTTGGCTACGGGGGTTTTATTCAACCTGCGTCGTTTGTCGAGCTCCCGCACACTTGCGTAAAGCAGCCTCAATTTGTATTTGGGCGACTGTTTTCTCATGGATTCTCCCTATCCACCCCGCCACACGACGCGACCCAATATCTGAAAGTCCGGAGCGCCCTCCCCTCCTTGATATTCGATGGGTTCATAGGCGGGATTGCGGCTGATGATGCGCACGCCGTCCGGCGTGGCGCGCAATTCTTTCACCAGCATGTGCCCGTTATAGGTGATGGCGTACACCTCACCATCTGACAACTCGGTATCCGTGGTGTCAATGATGATGGTGTCGTGGTTGTAGAGGTAGGGCTCCATGCTGTCGCCCCTGACGTACATCGCGCGCAAGTTCCTCGCTGTAAGACGCCGGGCCTTGAACCACCCGTGGCGGAAATAGAGCGGGTCGTCCTCCGGGCGCACTATCCATTCTACCGTTGACCCTTTCCCCTCCGGCCCAGCAGCAAGACGCACGTCATAGATTTCAATTCGCTGGTGGGTGTCAGTTGGATGCACACCCTTCGGGAGTATCTGCACGGTTTGCTGGGGCGGAATAAGGCTCACGCGACTGTTGTCATTTTCCGTTGTTGTCATGCCTTGCCCCTCTACCCCTGTAAGGATGTAGTTCGCGTCAACGCCTAATCGAGCGCTTGCCAGCATCGCCCCCTGTTTTGAAATCCCTCTCGCCGCCCAGTTCGTGATGTTTTGTGGTGTAACGTCCAAAGCAAACGCGAGTTCTGCAGGCTGCATCTTTGTGGTGTCGAAAAGTCGCTGCATGGTTGGGTGTGTCTTTTTCATCTCGCTGCTCATGTTAAACAACTTGTTGAAGTTTCCGAATATTAAATCAGAAATAGCAAACGTTTTGTTACACAACATGGATGAAACATAAATAAACGGATTGTTTTTAGTACACAGTATGTTTATTATGTGTGTACTAAACGACCTGAGCATCACATGAAAGACAGAGAACTGATTGAAAGGCTAGGAGGGACGGCGGCTGTAGCGGTTTCTTTGGGTACCAGCTACCAGCGCGTCTACAACTGGACGACGCGTGGAATCCCCCCCGCCGTGAAGTTGGAGCATCCA